AGGCTGCCTGTTTCCAGCATCTGCCGCATTTGGTTGATGCCATAACTTTTGTGGTTTGTAACACGGCCTTGTGGGTCAGGAGGATTCATGATGGCACCCTGTATCACATTGAGTTCATACTGTTCAAACAGTTCGCGTATGCTGGTGCTTGACATTGTGTACCGCCCCTGTGTTGAAGCATCAGCCGGCAGCACAATGGGTGTGCCATACACTTCTGGGCGCAGCAAGTGATTGATATACTGTGTGGGCACTGCTTCTTCAATGCCCTGCACCACAATCTGTCTGTGCAACCATGCTGAGCGTTCATATGGATCCCAGTACATGAGACTGATCACTGTTTTGTCGTTGACCAGGCCCAGGTCCAGTGCTATGACTCTGCTGATATTACGCATTTCCTGGAATGGTATGTCTCCAGTCTTGTATGTGGGCCATTGTCGTATCTGGAACACAGCACCCTTGCCCATGATGGGCTTGCCTTGTATGCGAGCATCGCGTTCGTGTGGCAGGTAGTCGCGTTCCAACTGCTGGCGTGTGCTGTGCAGCAGGAATGGTTCGCCCCAGGGATCGTATTCTGGCACATCGTCCCATGATACACGAATGTAATCATAACCTTCTTCCCGATTCCAGAACTTTGATACCAGGCCATTTAGACCTTTGAGTGGTGTGAAACTGCACATGACCATGCCTTGTGTGGTGGCAGTGCGAGTCACAATCTCACTGAAGAAATCATCCGGTGGCTGCTCATCAAACACAGCAAGATTCAGTTTGAAACCTTGCAGTTGACGCACTTCTTGTGTGTAGTTGGCAAACAGCAAATAACTTTTGCCGCCTGTGACATGGCGTATTTCCACACCTATGCAGTTGGCACCATCCGACCGCATGGTGTCCTGATCAATGGCGTCTCGGGGTATGGCACCAGACCCAATGTTTTCCTTGAGTTTGACATCGGGTGTGCCCAGCAGTTCATTCTGCAGCACCAAGGCCACTTGACTCCAACCTTCTCCTGCTACCATGGCAGTGATGGGACGATCATAACGCTTGCCCGCCCACCAGTCAGGATAGATTCCTGTCAGGTGCATGGCAGTTTCGTAGCAGGTGCTTACTGTTTTACCAATACGGTTGGCTGCCAGGATGCCTCTACGATCGCTTTGGGTGGTGAAGAATGCTTTTTGGTGTTCAAACGGTCTGAAGTATCGCAGGGCATTGTATCGCATGTCGTCGGCCACAGTGATGGCCAGGTCGCGAAACTGTTCCTGTGTGTTGTGATCAAACTGTGCAAGACTGGCAGGCTGGAGATTGTGGTCATCGCATACACTTCGCACAGCACGCCGCATGAGCACTGTGGGATCAATCACGGGGCACCACCAGACTGGGTCCAATGCCCTTGACACTGTGCCAGTTATAACTGGCTGGCCAGCGGCTGTTGATCAATCTTGTTTTCATCAGTTTGCCAGTATTGGTCAGAGTGATGCCTGGATAACTTGTTGCAATGCGTTGTTTGGCAGCAGCATAACGCTCACGGCGTTGCTGTTGCGTTTTAAAGATGGTGCTGGAGTGTCCTGTGTTCCGCATCACAAGATTCATGCAGGTGGCCACACGCTGATGATCCAACAGTTGTTCAATGCACCAGTCCATGTCTTCTAACACATCTGTGGGATGATTCCAATACTGACCACCAGTGTTTCTATGGAACACAAGACAACCTATCCAGTAGTTTCTTAGGAACACCCAGTTGTGCTGAACCACTGGATTGTTCAATGTGATGTCCACTCTGTGATGTATGTTGTTCATAACACCAAAACTGGTTATTTCTTTATCAATCTTGTTCAGCAACGCACTGGGATCACGCAAAAACTCTTGTGCCTGTCCTCTTGCTGTGTCAAACACAATGTCATCATCAGCAATGCAGATCCAGGCACGGTCACTGGCATAGAAGTCTCTGAGAATACGATTGCGTCCAGCACCTGGTGGTTGATCAGTGTTGTCATGATACACTGGTTCCCAGCCTTGTGATCGCCAGAATTGATCCACCACAGCAGTGTCTCTATGCTGTGTGGTTAGGATGTCTACACGCATCATTCGAACAAACCTGTGGCCTGCAATGGATGAGTGTGAGCATACCAGGCCTCAATGCGTTTGCGAGCAATATCAACATAAGCAGGATCTAACTCGCAGCCAATGTATTCATAGCCCAGTTCCACAGCAGCACAACCTGTTGATCCAGACCCGTTGAATGGATCCAGCACGGTGCCACCTGGTGGGGTGATCAGGCGGATCAGATATTTCATTAGTTCAATGGGTTTGACCGTGGGGTGGTTGTTGCCTGTATTGTGTGTAGCAGGATCGCTGGTAAATGTTTGTGTATTACCATTTTTATCAACTAAACCAGTATTGATTTTATTTTCAGCACGAATCTTTTTAATCACATCATTGAGTCCGTGTGTGTATATCTCACCTAAACTTGGCACAAATGCTTTGTTGCCACTTTTGATTTTATTGCCTTCATGATCCACAAAGTATCCACCAATGCTGGCCAACATTTGTTCTTGTGTTTCGGGTGTGTCAAATCCCACATGTCTCTCCCGTCGGCCGACCTTGGGACAGTAGAAATACTTCTGATATGGTTCAGCAATCTCACCCAACACATTGCTGGGGAAGCGGCCTTCTGGCAAATCCAGCACTGGATCTACCTTTCGCTTGATTGCCTTATAGCCCACGCCACCATCAAACATACCAATGTTTTCACCATCCGCAATCTTGGCTCGCTCCATGGGACCACGCTTGTTGTTTAGATAAGTGTCAATATCGCTTTTCTTTTTCTTTTGATTTTTGTATTTCTCTACTGGTTGCTCACTGAAACCCACTCTGCTCCAACCATTCTCACCGCCACTGGGCTTGTCATCTTCACTTTCAAATGGCACACGAGTGGCATCAATGTTGAGGGCACCCACACCCCATTGTTGGCAGTTCTTGGCTATGCTGAGTTTGATAGGCTTGCGGGCCAGGGCAATGGGTTCGTGTGCTGGCTTGAGTGCTGTGCCCCACCCTTCCCAAACTTTGGCTTCAGGGTCAGTGCAGACTATCTGCCCTTGTTCAGCAGATTCATCCCAGGCTTTGGTTTTATCTTCGCCACCACCAACTCTGGGTAGATTACTTTTATGTGCTTTGCGTTCTTCAACACCAATTGTGCGTTGTATTGATCTGCCCACATCTTGTGATTTGGGAAAGCCCGAACTGTAGATCCACATGATCTGATCACGGATCTCAAAGCCTGCTGCCTCCAGTGTCACAGCAAGATGGTGATAGGTTCTGGCTGCTGAGAACGCCAGGATGTGGCCGCCAGGCTTGAGCACACGCAAGCACTCCTGATATGTCTCTAACGCACCTGTGTTGGCGTCCCAGGCCTTGCCCAGGAAGTCTATGCCGTAGGGTGGGTCGGTCACAATGGCATCTATTGAGTTGTCCGCAAGAGTTCGAAGGGCCTCACGGTTGTCACCCTGTATGATTTGATATTTCATACAGTTAGGCCTGTGTAGGCCAGTTGAGTCGAACCTGGTCCATTGACCATAATGCTGTGGCCAGGCTCTCAATCTCTGCGGCAGTGGCTGGCCAGGTGTGAGGCACGCTCAAGTCAGTGCCGTCGGGCTTGAGCAAGCAGTGTTGCAGGCGTTCTGAGATCAGTCGCATTGAGTGTTCAATGTGGCCAGGAAAGCGTAGGGTAAATGCTTCACGGTTCACAGCGTTGACTTTCTGCATGATCTTGGTTTCATCCACACGCCGTGTTTCCACTGCGGCATTGATCATGCCATCACGAATGGTGTGGTCTGTGGTCATGCTTCAAGGTCCCAGGGGTTCTGTGCTGCCTTACGGTCCAGACTCAAGAAGTCTCGGTCAATGTATTTGATCCACTGGTTGGTGTTGTTGTACTTCATGGTCTGCATCATGGCCTTGAGTCGTCGACCCACTGTGGTCATGCTGCCGTCTTCACGCTGCACAATCTGTTCACCTGTGCGTGGATCCACCCACTTGATGATCTCGGGTCTGATGCGACCAAACTTGTCCATCTTCTCACCGTGTGGTCGGGGTTCAATAGGTCCCAGCACTTCGTAGGTGATGCAGCCATTCTTGTACTTGCGGAATGTGCAGTGCATTTTGACACCTTTGGCATGATACTCTGGATCCGAGTGTGGCACAAATGCCGTGAAGAATTCGTTCTGCAGCGTGTCGCGGTGTGGAATCTCTGGATCTCTTGGTGGCAGTTCTTTCATGGGCTCTTCTGGCACCATGTCCATCTTGTCCAGGTAAGGGTTGCCTTCTCCTATAAACTTGGGATCCACTGGCTCA